TTTATTATGCTGAAAAAACCTTCCTGGTGTATCTGATGAAGGTTTCAATTCCCAACCACCATTATTTTTTTCAATTGCAACCCTCTGCACATACTTACCCCTCTCCAAGTCAATCTCGTCACAAACCCACTGCTGACCGTTGGAATCTGTGTAGTTGCCGTCCTTGCTGACTGGCACACCGGGGAGACCGTTAGGAGTGGCGAGGGTGAGGGATTGGCTCTGACTTCCGCTGTCGGAAATAGAGACGTTGATTGTGCCGCTCTCACCAGCACTCACTATCTCCTGCGGATACTCTGGACTGGGGGATGGTTTGCCGCCGGTGTAGGGCTCCCATGACGACAGTCTTTCGTTTTCGGTAATAGCGACATAAGCAGTTAAGTCAATTTCTATCCCAGCATCATTAGATTTGTCAACTAATACTCTGATACAAATACCTGTTTCGGTTCCATCGGGCGTATATTCTCTAGTGTAGATTACCCCAGATGGTTTTTCTACAGCAACATCGCTTGCAATCCCCACAGTGAAACTTTTCGCGAAGTATGTTTTCCCAATTTCCATCACATCCTTCACATTAACTGCACAATTCACTCTATTGGTTGAAGTATCCACTGTAACGCCAGAAAATGTAACGACTCCCTTGTCAAAAACCCAATCGACGCCCCTACTATTTCCTGCGCCTTGAGTATTTATCAACTGCGCCCCTGTAGTCTGTACCTGCTCCGTCTGTCCAAACACCCTCAGCCCCCGGAACGGACGGCCTTCTGCGGCATCATCGGCGGTAATGACGGAGCCGGACGCTGTATTAAGGATTGCCGGTGCCAGATCTGTCATCCCTTCCACCAGACCGGCTATATCAGTCTTATTCTGGTTGATCTGCTCCCGGTCCGCCACAATCCCAGCAGCCGCATCCTCAACCCTCTTGGTCTGCTTATCGCCCTCTGCGGTTACTGACTGCACTGCCTCGGTCTTGGCCTCAGTAACCTCACTGACCGCCTGTGTGCCTGCCTCCTGTACCGCTGTAGTCTGTTTATTGCCCTCGGCCTTAATAGCTCCCACAGCCGTGCTCTGAGCCTGCCCTATGGCTGTAAGCGCATCTTGGGCGGTCTGTCCAAACTGCGCAGCGGTCTGCTCTACCGCCTGACGGTCTGCCGCCACTGCTTCCCTCATCTGGCTAACTACCTGCTTATCATTGGCAACTGCCTGACGATCCGCCTCTGTCTCCTCAGCGTACTGTCTGGCTGTATCCTCCGCCGCCTCAGCTCCCGTCTGGGCCTGTCCTGCTGCCGTTTCTGATAACTTGGCTGCCTGTGCTGATAACGCCGCATCTGAGGCCGACTGCTGTGTCTGGGAGAGCATCCCTGTTACCGCCTGCTTATCCTGTGCCACAGTGTCGGCATTGGTCTCTACCTGCTCTGCAAGACCTTGTACCACTTGCAGATGCTCCGCTGTCTGGGTGGCTGCTGCCTTGGCCTCATCCGCAGCAGCGATAGCCTTATCTCCGGCATCTTCTGCCCGGTTGGCGGCATCATTAACGGCTTCAATCGCCTCGTGAAAGATCTCCCCATCTCCCGGTGCCTCAAAGGCTTCCGGCTTGGGGCGTGATTTAACCTGCATGGTAATGCGCTTGATTGTCTCACCGGATAACTTATCCGACAGGTACACCCATGCATAGATGTTATATGCCTTATCTGCCGTCCATGCTGCACTGTTGCCCTCCAGCATGCTGTCCGGAATCGTGACGGTTGTTACGCCGTCCTTAGTGGTACCCACACGGGTTATGGCCTCACCGCCGGTCTCCTGTAGCGCAAAGTGAATCTCGACCGCCGTCGGAAGATGTAATCCCTCAATCCTGAGCTGCTGGCCGTAATCCCACTGCCAGAGACCGTAGGCATGGGCGTAATCATCGTTATCTGTAAATACTGCTGTAACCATTGGTCACCTCCAACTAAAAAGGACCCCAGAGATTTCCCTGGGGTCTGTCTGCGTTGCGACGTCGCACAGCTTACTTATCTTCCGTGCCTACCGCCCGCTCATCTTCCTTGCCGGTTGCAGGGCCGGTGGTTACAAAAGTGGTATCCTGTGCACCCTTGGGTCTTCTCTTCTGTGCTGCGTCATTTCTTCTCTGCTCTGCTGTTCTCTTGTCTGCTCTCTTACCTGTTGTGTTTGCCATAATCTTTGTCCTCTCTTTCACTGTTGATATGTAATAGTAGTTGCTCCGGCTCTGACCCTGCCGGACGGGAGACCTATGGATCACCTCCTCTCAGGTCTTGGCTGGCAGTTCCGGAAGGCCTGCAATGGATGTTGCCACTGACAGGATACCTGCCAGCGCGGATGCACTGGCTACCATAGGCCAGTTGACCTCACCCATGACCGCTGCCGAGCCGATGGTGGCGACAAATGTCTGCGCCATGGTCTTAATGGCACGGATACCTGCGGCCTTGACCCACTGGATGGTATCCACATCAGCCCTAAATACACAGTTCTTAAGCATAGTTCCTCACCTCCCTTCTACTGGTCTATAATAGATTCCAACAGCTCGTCCCGGATCTGCTTCATCGTATCTATCCCATTACCGGTGATCTGATGATTGAGCAGAGCTGCAAGACTCTTGGACTGCTGTTTCTGCATATTTTCCAGAGCAACCAGACGCTTGTAATCCTTGTCCGAATGCTCTTCCAGTTTCTGGACTCGTGCTGTCAGATGAAAAGCCGGCTTGATTACCTTAACGATAACCGCACCGGCTCCACCTATAATACTTATTCCTCCGCAAATGGCGAGGATTGTTTGTATGTATTCCATTATCCTTCCGCCTCCTCGATCAGCATCGGCCTATTGATCAGCTCCTGCTCTTCTGGCGGCTCATACACACTGCCATCATTACTCAGGTAGATCATCTGACCATCTGCACGATACAGTGTGTCATATCCACTGATGCAGCCGGCTTCCATCCCACCAACTGTATATGTGGTGATATCTCCCCATTTTTCCGGCACTGCGTCTGCAAATTCAATCCGCAGCACGTTTGTGGCTGCCGGCATAATACTGATGATTTCATATTCAGTATCATGGATTTTGATTTTTTCCATTTGGCATCCTTCCTTTCTATGATTTTGTATTTTTATGTATAATAAAAGGCCCCAAAGGGACCTGGATTTTCGTTTTTATTGTGTGTAATACCAAGCAAAATGAGGCTGATAGAAATATCGAACTTTTAACTACAGGCATTTCTCCAAAAGATAACGATATCCTAAACTTCTGGCCTTTTCCCAGCACCTTCACAGATCCACTCTCCAGATCAATCTCTTCCACCCGCATCCCAACGACCTCCGAAACGCGGCAGCCGGTAGCCAAAAACAATTCCAGTACCAAATTATCCCGGATATTTTCCCCGCAGGCAATCCGCATCTTCTCCACTTCCCGACTGTTCAGCGCCTCCCGCACCTCAGCTACATACTTAATCGGGTCTATAGTAGCCATAGGATTACGGCCTATATAGCCCCGGTCATGCAGGAACGTGAAAAAGCTGCTACAGATCAGGCACTTATGGTCCTTGGTACTGCCGCTGATCTGCCGGGCCTCTGCATAGGCATTAAGACAGGATACAATATCATCCCCTGTAATCTCCTGCACAGGCTTACCGACATAAACCAACAGCTCTCTTAAAAATGTCCCATACTGCCGAATGGTACTCTTGGAATAGCCACCGAAGATCATGCGGGACATAAAAATATCATATTCCGGCCAGCTTACCACCTCTGTGCTCAGTCCCGTTTTCCTCTTACTAACATCATAATCCCGCAACACTGCCGATAATGCTCCATCAATCACCTGCAGAACAGGCCGTTCCAGCTCACGGGCCAGTCTTGCCATCAGATCATCTTTTAATTTGATCTCATCCATACACGCATCCTCCTTATATTGATACCTTAATTCTAAGGTAGGGGGATGCATATATGGTAGACTGCTTTAATGTGCGCAATACCAACTCATCGAAAATCGGACACACTCACGATGAACGGTATTACACAGAATCCGAAATTGACAGGCGCTTTACTGCTCTGACAACCGGTGAAACTTTACTAAGTATATTAAAATATCTACCCGGTAAATATCTCGATGATCCGCCTAAATACCTCAATTTATCAGGATATGATATAGAAATATATGTTTCGAGATCGCAGGTTACAATTTCGGAGATAGGTTACTGGGCTTGTGTATTAGGGGTCCACGATAATAACAATGGAAATCTTAAGGGAGCTCAGGTGGCAATTACCACAGGTGCTACATATCAGAGATCCTTTACATATCAGTCTGGGTGGACTCCTTGGGGCCGCTTATAATCGCCGATAGAGTACCATTGCATCTATATATACGTTAGCCGATAGATGCGTGTTTAAAAGAGAACGAACAGTATACCATAATGTATTTCCTTCAATTTCACAACGCTGTAAAAAAGTAGCAGTATTACTGCCATTTTCCCAGCCAGTAACCCCAATTGGGGTATATCCGGATATATTTATATCCATAGATCCGATAGCTACAACGCCATTGATATTGACATTCAATTTATATGTTTTAAAAAGTAGATATTCATTCAACCTATTATTTACTTCAGTTTCTGTGTAATATCGCTCGTCATGAATATGTCCGACTTTTGACGTGTTGGTATTGAGCACAGTATAAAGGTCCATCAAGGCCTTACCCTGAGCCGCCGAAAGCGGCAGGTTAGGGTTGTTTGTGACACAGTTATTGACAATATGCCCCAACAGGCATACGCCAGTCATCCATGCCTTAAAATCTTCGCAAAACTTCTTTACTTTTCCCCATCTGGTCTTTGCCTTTTCCTTGACGGCCGGCACCGGAAAGTTCTCAGAAGATGCTTCAAACGCCGAAATCACCGTTTCTGCTGTGTCGCCGCCTGCGGAATCAACCTTATCTGCCTTCAAAGTCTTAACCCATCGGTATAAATTTCCCAGAATGTTTTTCATACTTCCCTTGCTACCAATATCTGGATACTTTTCTTCCTCCGAATTTGGTTCTTCTACTGATGCCACTGTATCAGATGCATCACCACCAGAAGAATCCATTTTCTTCTCTTCCATTTTTTTCTCCAGATCAAGCACGTCCTGTACAGTAGCTACACCTGCTGTATTGATTGAAATAGACAGCTGATCCGCCTGAGCTATGCTGATCTGAACATTATAAATAAAAGACGAAGGGGCAACTCCATTGAAAGCGGGCATCTGATCCGGAGTGGTCGCTTGGCAGACTGCAAACAATATCTCCGTTTCCCCATCTGACGCATAGATACCCACATTTTGTATCAGATATTCCTGCGTGATCTCACTATTATCAAACATCGTTCGGATACTAATCAGTGTATCATTTGCGATTTGCACGTTAGACGGAATCACCGTCTGTTTCACCTCTTGGAGCTCTGTCAGCTTTTTTAAATTTGTACCTTCGGAATATGTATACGATGATGTTACTGCATTGGAAAACTGTATCGTAACCTCACCGGACACTGCCCTGGCCACCAATGCTTCTCCTACTTCCGTGATGACTGCTTTTTTATATACTCCCATAATAGCCTCCTATATTGTCTGCATAAATGCGTTGGATATAGCACCGCCAATATATAGCCCTGTAGAACTATAATTATTAACCTGCTGATTTGCGTGAATCTCTATATGTGCCGGTATAACATCCCAGAGCAGGTTATACAGCAGATCAATCGCCCCATATCTCGAAGATGTAACGGAAACCTCCAGTTTACAGGCCGCAGCATCCACACTAAGGGTAAAATCTTCTCTAAATAGCTCCTTTAACTGATCTCTCAAAAAGTCGATAGAAAACGGCACAATCGTGTTGTATTTCTGCAATAGTCTCTGCCGACGATATTCAATCGTTTCACCCGGGGATGCAAATATATCAAACAATGCCTCTTTCTGGGCTAATGTAGGCTCATCTGCTGTCTGGATATAAAAATTTTTTCGGATCTGCTCTATATTGGCCTCCAGCTCTGCAAGCACAGCCTGATCCGTTTTCATAAGCTCCTTAAATTCCAGGATCTCACGGAAATATTCCGGAAGTGTCTGCATTAAATCAATTTTCATGAACCGTCACCTCCCCAAGAGAAGGAATCTGCTGCAATTGCGCGGTCTCTGTCAATGTCAGATCTCCTGAAGATCCATTGATTAAAACATCCGTAACATTGACAATATCCGGGATTTCCAAGATAGATGCCACGATCCTGGATGCATACACGGCTACCACATATTCGATTTTCTGCCCTTTGATCGCATTCCCCCAGGTCCTGCACACAGATAATAAATACGCCTGTATTTTCTGCTCAATCTGTTCCTGGTAGGCTTCTGCTCCAATCCTTACCGTAGCCGCCAGCTGAATTGATACGGATATGTTAAGGGTCAGATTCGTCGCTGTTGTGATCGTCACTGCTGCTCCAATGGGCGCCATGCCGTAACCATTTCCTGAAGGTTCAGATCCGCCCTGCTCCGGAGGACAGATTGCTTTTTGCACCTGTGCAACAAGTCCGCTCTCTGCCGGTGTTAATTCACTGTCCAGAATGCTGCACAGCACCGTTCCCCCGCCCTTCCATGTAGGATATACCTGTACAGCTCCTACTCCTTCAATGGCAAGGATTGTGTTTCTGTAAGCAGCTATATTTCCGCCAAAGGAAGCCACATCGAAACTCTCGAAAAACCGTGCCCGCAGGGAATCATCGTTTTCCTCATCTGACCCCGGAGTTTTAATTTCCCCAAGCTCTGCACTTGTAAGGCCGGAAACCGCCGTAATGGGAAGCATATTGCCAGTATAAGAATTTCCTATGGTTCCCGGCACTGAACAGGTCATTTCATACACATACCGGTCTTTTTCGCTGCTTATCAGTCCACCGCTCCTAAATATGACAGATGCTGCCCCGTTGATGGTCTTAAACAGGGATCCTTCGGGAATCTCCACGTTGAATGTCCCCTGCCGTACCGCCGGAGTAGGCGCTTTCCGGACTATGTTGCGTTCCGCACAGACATAATCCAGATACTCCCCTACTGCAGTACCTGCATAAGCATTTTCCTGTACCTGTGACAACAGCATATACAAGCCTTCCAGATACCAGGCAACCGGTCCAAGCGCAGTCTGGATGATACTTCCCTGACGCCTGTCGATCTTATCAGATACCCGTCCTAACAACTGCGTCTGTATTGCCTTTTGGGTATATCCTTTAAAATCAATCACATTTCCACCTCCTCTGAAAAAGTCCCGTATACAGTTACAACGTCAAATGATACTGTCAGAATTCCACTGTTCTGTTCCAAGCATTTAAAATTCTCCACTGATAAAATCCTGTTATCCAAAGAAAAAGCCTCCTCGATCCTGCGGGGAAGCTCACTTACAATATAATCATATTCTTCTCCGACCAAATCCTCCAGTTCAGTCCCAAAATTGCTGTCATAGATCTGCCAGCGGAAGCGCTCATTCTGTAGAATAATTTCTACCGCCTGCCTCATAGCTCCCAGTCCCTCATCCATCCCGGAAATCTGTCTGGAAGACCAGTCGATCAGGAATGTGTTTGTAGGCTGCTCTGTATGCTTTAAGGATGCATCCAGACCTACGCCATCGGGTAATGTTGTCATACTTCCTCCTTACTGTGCCTTGGAAAGGACAATGTAACGGTTCCCACGGGAAACCCGCAGCATAACAACCTTGTCCCCTACAGCCAGCCCTTTATTGACTGCAACGGCCCCTCCACCGCCTCCCTGCACCTGAACGGTCTTCGGGATTACGGATTCTGTAAGGATCAGTCCGGCCTCCGGCTTGGGCTGGGAGGTTCCGTCTACCAGAATGGAAAGAGGCGATACCGTAGCCACAGTTCCGAACGCAACCTCCGTAGGCTTCATTGCTTTCTGATTTTCCTGCATGATTTCCTGCATTACACCTAATAGATTAGACAATATTTATTCCTCCCAACTGTCCAAAGTCTTTCACTTCAATACTCATGGTATGATCGTGTTCATCCCCCTCAAAGGTATGTGTTACCTTTTCTGCTATCATAAGCCGTGAAACAGCAAGGCCATCCACAGCCCCGATCCTCACCGGAATAATCATCCCGGCCCGAAGACCCGGAATACCAATCGAATCCAGCGATAATGTTTGCAGCACCCGGTTGTAATATTGCAGATACTGCCTACACATCTCATCGATCTGGGCTTCGTTCAGATTTTCGTCTACCTCATCATAATACTGGAGCAGACCCCATTTCTTAATGGTATCGCTGTCCTCATGTATATAGGCATCCGTCCGGCCGCTGTTCTTATTTTTACGCACCAGCTTCACGCGGTTATATGTATTGCTGTCAATATCCCGCTTATAGGTATAATCTGTTACCAGGCTTTTATCTCCCAAAAGCGTAGTAATGAACATATTCTTTGCTTCCGTCAAACACAGCTCTCCGCAATTATCATAGAAATTATAGATCTTTCCGGTCTGCACAATCGTTTGGGCCAGGGCGTCAAATATAATATCCAGACATCCCTCATTTTCCTTGTCCAGATACGGGAACGCATAACCCGTATCCTCCATGGCCCCCACTTTCAGGCCAAAATCCGCTGCGATCTGCCCGATGATCTGGGGCAGGGTCATATTCTGGAACAGATAACTGGCATTCGCTTTCAGGTATCTCAGCTGATCTCTGGCCGTATATGACACCTCTCCGTCCTTATTACGTTCTGCGGTAAAAATATACCCTTTAAACATCTTTACCCCTTCCACGGAAAACTCTACGGAGCTCCCTTCCGGAATAGCGACCCCGCTGTCTTCCAGACAGGTAAAGGTGAGGGAGCCCGGTGTATCAAACCGCTCTGTTATAAGTTCAATTTCCCGGGCTGTGGTCGCGTAATCGGTAATTACTGTCTGTGTGGCCCCGCCTGGAGCCGGTCCCGTTGTCTGGACCTGTAATGTTATACTGCTCATACGAATCACCCTGTTATCTGAAGCTGGCTTTCCTGTACCCATCCATAAGAGCCAACATGAACCGGATAAGGATTTCCGGAGACAATCCGTGTCACGGTAGTGCTTATATTATTCGCTGTACCATGAGGTTTTCCACCGTAGCTGTCATAACAGTATTCCCCATTTACCACTACAGATGCCCCTACCCGTAACACCGGAGTTTCCACTGCCCTCTGCTGCTCTGTGGATGCATCGCTTTGAACCGGTTCTCCTCCGGACGCCGAAGGCGGGGTTGTAACGATGTTGACGGTTTGCGGAGAGTAATCCCTGTACTCCTGCAGCTCCAGCGAATAGTACATATCTCCCGGCTCTCCGCCCTTGTCGGTAGTCTCAAATTGGCTGATAATGCAGCGCATATTTGTGTCGTACAGATCTGAGCGGCTGATAATAAGCCGCCCCTTCTGTTTACTCTTCATTGCCTTACTGATCTGCTTCTCATACCACTGCGGGCTTTTTGCGCCCTTATTGATATAAGGATCTGCACTATCCTCGCCGGGGAAAAAGCCTTTCCATGAAACTTCTCTTAAGCCCGGTCGCTTCTGTACAACAACCTCTCCCACGCCGATGATATCCTGTTTCTTGTTATTGCTTGGATATTTAATTTCAATCTCCTCCGGATTGACCGGTATCCGGATCTTTGTACTTCCAAATTTCAGATAGATGGAAGTTGTATTTTTAAGCTGTCCCATCCCATCCTCCTATCCGTGCGATACTGCTGTTCCGGCAGCAGCCTGTTCGATCAGGATCGCTTTCAATTTATCCGCAATATCACTGGCAGTCAGATTCTTGGCAGCGCTTTCCGGAATGGACACATGGATCTGCGGCGCCATAGTCTGAAGCTCTATGTTATTCATATAGCGGCGTTCTGCCAAATCCCTGTAGATCTTGATATCTTCATCGGAAAGCTTTACATCATCTTCGATCTTGCCGACTTTCCCAACCTTGCCAATGTCTCCAAGGTTGTCCACAGTTGGGATAGATGATGCGTCAAAACCATTCAGGCCTCCCAGATTATCCGTCAATGACTCCAGGCTGAGATCCATGTTGTCCAGCTTAGCCCCCAGACTTGCACCAACATCCCCCCATTGTTGCGACGTCGCAACCACATCGAGTTCTGACATACGTTTGATCTGGACTGCATTTTCTCCGAATGTATCATCAACCCAGCCGGACATCTTGCCGCGGAATCCGGATACAACACTGGCCATATCCGTTCCCAAAAGTGCATCAATGGCTCCGGCTGTTGTTTCGACAATTCCCAAAATTGTATCAAATACATCAAAAAATAACCGGGCGGTCGCTCCCAGAGGATCATTCCAAACATTCGCAAAGAACTCCGCAAATGCAGCAATCACATTCCAGAGAGATGCAAAGACATTGTAGCCGACTACATACAGCAATCCTAAAATTTGTCCAACAAAGCTCCCGACTTCCTGCATTCCGAATCCAAATTGTTGGGCGGCAATCAGGGCTGCTGAAAAAACAGCTATCAGCAGTAATATCTGCCAGTTTGCTGCCGCCCAGGCTGCAGCTGATGCCAGTGCACTTCCTACATTGGCCATGCCTGCTAAAATCGCTTGTCCATTCAATATGACAAGTGCCACCCCTATTGCCGCCAATATAGGTAAAATAAAATCCAGATTATTGGATACCCACAAAGCGCCCTGACCAATCGCAGATAACGTCCCAACTCCTATCTGTGCAAGAACTGTGAACAAGGTAATTGCCTGCATAATAGCCTGCTGACCTTCGTCTGAATTCAAGAATTCACTCCATCCAGAAAAGCTATCCTGCAAGTTTTTTTGAATTGCGTTTTTTCCCATGGTAAAAGCTTCTGCCAGTGTCATAGGCATCTCTTGAAATTGTGCATCTATCTCATCCGTCGCTTTCAGCATAGCATTTTTTACTACTTCTGCCGTAATCTGTCCCTCTGATGCCATATCCCGGATTTTACCTATGTCCTCTCCCAGGTAATCCGCAATCGTTTGGATGATATTGGGCGCTGCCTCAAAGATTGCATTTAATTCCTCACCGCGGAGCACACCAGCACCCATGGCCTGGGTCAGCTGCAGGGATGCTGAGGAAATCTCCTGCTGCGATGCACCTGCAATCTTAAACTGCTTATTTAAGTTTTCCGCAAACTGGACAATCTCTACACTGGAGGAAAATGCCTTACCGGCACGCTGTCCAAGGCCAGCTACCACCTGTGCCGTAGCATCATATGCAGACCGGGTACGCTGCGCCGACACATAGATCATATCCTGCAATTCGGCTGTGGACTGAAGCCCATCATTCATTAAATTCAGGCGGGCTGTAATCTGTGTCTGCTGATCAGCAACCCCTAAGAAGGATCTTACCAAACTTACCGCACCAGTTGCTACTGCGATCTGGCGGAATATCCGAAGAAGATCACCTGCTGCTCTGCCTGTCCGTTTGGTTTCTTCTGTATGATTCCGCTGATTTACATCAATCTGCTGGATCGTCTGTTTGATCTCATTCATTCCCTGTACAGAAATATACTGGAGTGCATCGGACATCTGATTGATACTCTGTGTTACTCCATCAATGGACTGTCTGGTTTTCTCCGATTCACGGGCAGACTGTGAGGCCAGATCTGTTATGCCATTGTTGACAGAAATCAGGCTTGAAAGAGCCTGCTCCCCCAGATTGATGAATGTATGGAAAGAGGAAGAAAACTGATCTGTCAATGTAAGTGTTTCATTTATTTTCCCCATCAATTTTACCCCCTTGTCTTTTCCTTGATCTCTTTATGTTCTTTCCCCAGAAGAGCCGCCATAAGAAGCCGTTCCTGTATTCTCAGATTCATAACTTCACTTGGGAAAATACCATGATCACACAGCATTCTTTGCATAAGCTGTACCGTCATGGTATTTTCCGCTACTAGTTTTTTGCTTCTTCATCCAGTTCACTCAGTTCTTCATCATCGGTCACTAAATCATTGATCTTCTTGATCTCCCTGACTAATCGGTTGTACTCCCCAACAGTCAACATACGCCCTGGTACATCCAGCGGATCCACTACTTTGTAATGTGCGCATAATTCGGAATCCTTAAAATTAGGGCTTACAACACAGGCTCCTACTAACAGCTTTCCGTACTTATCATCATCAAGTTCCCGGATCAGCTGGCCATTCATCTTGCTCTTTCGAGTAGCCTGCTTAATCAGACGGTTATTCGTCTCCTGATCAATTACACGAATCACAAACGGTACTGGCTTGCCATCCTCCCCTACTGCTCTTTTTGTAATTACTACCTCTTTCGTTTCCTCCATAACCGGCGGAAGCAGGAATGCTTTAATATCTCCCATAATAATTTCAACCTCCTAACTGTTCCGGGTCTTTAAACCAATTCAGAACCTCGATATTTGTGTAAGAAAATCCTACTTCCATCTCCAGAAAATCAGCGTCTGCATCCAGAGATGAAATGGGGAGTTTCTGAAGTTTTACATTGTAAAATACCACTGTCTGCGTACCTACCGTGGAAGATGGATCATCATTTGTGATCTGGATCGTAAAATATGGTAACTTCCCTGTCTTCAAATAATCCTGAAGCATTCGCAGGAAATGCGGCGTTCCATAATAAATGGTCATGGAACCAGTCAGGGATACACCTGTAGTCTTTTTCTGGACCAGACGGGTCCCTACTACCTTAAAGTCAGATTCCTGAAATTCTGCATTGGAATCAAATTTTTTTAGTCCAAACATCTCATGGTTTTCGCCATCGATTGTCATGAACCCGCTTCCTGCCTTTCCATTCAGGGCGTCCCGTTCAAGTAAAAAACTCATGTACTACCTCCTATTCTGCTTCAGCGTTTACAGATACCGTAACCGTCATGAAGATTTTCTCAATGCTGTCCACCGGCTGGATCTTCACGGCGATCAGAACTGCATCAATGCTGTTTCCGGCCTCCACCGTTACATCCTCTGCCTCAAAGTTCTGGACACCGCCATTTGCCTGCATATCATTCAGATACCCTACAATCCAACCTTTCAGCAAACTGCGGCCGGTCTCATCATTGCTTACCTTGCCAATGAAATAATTACTGAAATGCTCATATACATCATTGCAGAACTGATTCAGCACCCGCATAACACGGTTTTTGGAATATTCCTCACCCTTATCCACTGCAAAGCTGGTAAATGTGTTGATATCTGTGCATACCTTAACTTTGTCAAAGGTATCAATAAAAACAATTTCCCCAGCCTTGATTGCTTCTTCGATCTGCGCGTCCGTCAGCTTCGGACTGGCTTCCAGTGCGTTGGGATAACGGGAATAGGTCAGGGACTGGTTATACAACGCTCCTGCCTCTGCTCCGCCTAACCACCACGTTGCTTGCTGCGGAGTTAATACGGTTCCATCATCCAGCTTAACGCCGTTCTTGACCGAAATTACCCACTCGCTGTTTGATGCAGAAGCATCGGCCATAACTGCCTGGCATTTCAAACCGATATTATTTGAGACACGCTTTGCAAAAGCAGCTACCGCCTGAATCGTTGTCTTATCCTCACCATCATAGATCATCACATCAAATTTGTATGGTTCCATTGCTGTGAGCCATGCTGCATAGTCGGTAGTTGCTACTGTAGGATTCTTTCCACCTGCCAGATTTTTCCCGGCAGTCGCCTCAAGCGTTCCTGATCCGCTAAATGTCACCCATTTATTTTTAACAAGCTCCTCTGCATTCTTAGCGGTCTGCTCATCCCTTACAGATCCATCAACTACAGTCGTAACCTGGAATGTGCTTCCTTCATCCGGATCAGCTGTGATAATGATAGAAATGTCGTTTCCCCTCACTCCGTCATACACAGCGGTAGCGGTTAATGTGCCGGCTGTTACTGTTGCTTTTGCCCCACTGGTTCCTTTTGGGCGGTACAGAAGGATCTTTGACGGTCCTGCCGTTGTATCACTACCTTTCATCATTTCCCTGAGAAACAGCGCCTTTTCATTTGTAATATCGTAACCGATATACGGTGTCAGATCCTCTCCTGGGATAATCGTCTGCACAATCCCTGACGGTCCCCAAGAAAGAGGTTCTGCAATCGCTACAGTCCCCCGTGTGCCAATGTTTGCCCTGATATTGCCCTGCGACTTGGTGTTAATGTATACACCTGGCTGAGCTTTGTTCTGGCTTGTCCATGTGCCTCCTGCCATTTTTTGACCTCGCTTTCTTATTTTTTAATATTTTATGTATTGTTTTATACGTATTGACATAATACGTATTATATGCTATTATAATAGTGCAAGGGAGGTATAACAAATGCCACTAAAACCAAGAGAAATGGAAAAACTAATCCTTGCAGATGGGTGGATATTCAAAAGCCAAGAGGGCTCTCACCGGAACTATGTACATCCGATAAAGTCCGGAAAAGTTACAATCCCGTTCCATCAGGGTAAAGACTTAACCAAAAAGACTGAGAATTCCATCAGGAAGCAGGCGGGGCTCAAATAGCCCCAGTCTGCCTTCTCAAATAATTTTAGGAGGTATATTATATGTTATCCGTGTACCCAGCTTGTTTTTATAAAGAAGAAAATGGCTATTCTGTCATTTTCCCAGATCTTAACTGGCTTGCCACCCAGGGCGATACGCTCCAGGAAGCCATGGGAATGGCTATCGACTGTCTCGCTGGTTATATTCATACTTGCAAAAGAGATAATGAACCCCTTCCCGAACCATCCGGACTGTCAGATATTGATCCCCTGGCTATCGCAAAAGAATTAGATCCGGATTCTCCTCCCTGCGAATCATTTGTTAATATGGTTTCTGTCGATGTGGAAGCTTACGCAAAGGAACACTTTGAGAAATCTGTAAAAAAGACCCTATCCATTCCAGCATGGTTAAACAAAGCCGCCTTGGAACAGGGCATCAACTTTTCTCAAACTCTCCAGGAAGCCCTCCTTGCAAAGCTCCGGGCATAATCCTAAAGGCCGTCCTAAATGGGCGGCTTTTTATTTGTCCTTTAATCTCTCATCTAAAAGCTTTCTTGCCTCTTCGATAGTATATTCTGGTTCTGTCAGGATCACCCTGGCAAAATCCCGCTGATACCCGGCCAGATGTTTGCTTTTTAGCAGCTTACTGGTCGGGTATTTCTGCGCCTCTTTTTTGTGCGACATCGCAACGAGAGTCTTAGACGTTGCACTTTTATTTATTGTCTTTGATGCCATAACGCTCCTCCATTTCCTGCATTGGATTTCCTTCCTCCGGCAGCCGCACCCGTTCCCTGATATGGAACTGATAATGCAGCTCCCCATCTTCCGTCTGCCACTGCCTCTCATAGGTTCGTACCCATGCTGTTTCACTGCCCCCATCTGAATAAGGGAACAGCTCCAGTACCGTATCCAGATAATCCGCAATCTGGAGAATCTCTGCGTTGGCATTAACAATGTTACGTTCCTGCACAAACACAATGTCCACACCCAGATCACGCAGGAACCGTTCTCCCACCTGCCCTTCTATGGTAGAGGGCATGAAAAAAATAAAAAAGCATGGAGGTTCTGTCCCCTGGGGATTGGGACTGTCATAAACCGGATACGCTGAGTATCTGGAAGTAAGGACTCCTGCAAGGCTGTCTACAATATGATCCAATGTAAAAGTCATTTGAACGCCTCCCTTACCCGCTTATCCAGCTCAGTACGGATCACAGAGCGGTATTTTCCGATTGCTTTCTGCTTCATGTATTTTCCTTTCACATAGGTGGTCTTTGTACCGACCATCAGACCGCCTGAGCCGTCTGGGGACCGTTCTAAAAGAGAACCGTTCTTGATCAAGCCCGGAACAAAATGCTTGTCCACGCGGTGACCGTCATTCACACAGGAAGCATACTGCATATGATTGTTTAATTCCGTCCGCACACTTCCCCCTGAAACAATAGGCGTTGTCTGACTGTCCGTAGCCCAGTGCTGAGCCATATCACCTGACCGCATATTGGTTCCCGCAATCGTACCATCATTGGGCGGTGTATTCTCCGTCGCCACCCGTACAGCCTCAATGGTGGCACCCTCTGCCACCTCTGCCATGATCTTTGGTACGTTCTGTCCGACCTTACGCAGTTCATTTAACCTCTTCCTCATCTGAGCACCAAAACTTGACATCCAATCACCTCACAATATTGTCTTTCAGCAGTCCAACCTCTTTGTGCTCCAGACCGGTCATTCCACCGCCTACTGGGTCATAATAGGCCACCGGTGCTCCGGCCACATACCGTTCCGGCTGATTTGCATGTCCCAGTGCTCCTCCCCGGATCACCTGCAGCTCATCTCCTGCCCGTATATCCACAGACAGGTCACAAGCTAATTTCTCTGACGCCCGTTCTCTGGATGCATTATCCGTCATCACAGGGCCATCCTTCTTTGGGCTGTAGATCCGGCATAAAACAGGAGCTGTATTTACTTTCTGCCGTTCCTGCCGGGTCACATTCCCCTGTTTCTGAGCTGACACTCTGTAGATATCAACGGTATCTGTATACCACCCGGCAAAAATAGGATTATCAAATAGCATACATACCTCCCATTCCTACCATACGGGCCATTGTGACCAGCTGGGAGCCGTACTGGGTGGTATTCCAGCTTCCCCATTTTTCGGTTCCAGCTGTCACAGCGCTGTTGTCATAACTGACAGAGGTATCACCCATGGACACTGTTTTTACAACGCCCTTTTGCTCTGCATTCCCTGCTGCCTGTCCAGTGCTCTGGGAACATGGCGAATACGTTTTAAGGTACATCGTGGAAAAATGTGCTACATACAGCCCCACTGCATACCGCCACATACTCCCCCATCGGGATGGCAATACACTGTCATTTGCCTGGTCTACGAATGTCTGAAGCATGGTTTCCGGGATCAGGCTTTTACGCCGGATCTCTCCTGAGCCCATGACCGTATATTCTTCCTGACAAAACTGTGGGAAATCCTCCAGAAAAGCAGGGATGGTATAGGAACCCTGCTCCCCTGGCTGAGGAATATTTGCAGCTGTCGATTTTGCACTGTGAAACGCATCATAGATTGTCCCCATACCATCATCTCCTTATTTCTTTGTATTTTTCTTTCCAGAAGGCTTTTCATCTTCCCGAACCGCTTCTGCCGCATTTTCCTGCGTATCTGGGCGAATGTCTGCCCTTTCTGCCTTTTCTGCAGCCGCCTCGTCCGCAGTTTCCAGCTGTTTATCCTTCCTGCCCTGAGGAGTGGCGATCATACCGGACTCAATCGCAGCCGCAATGAGCCAATGCCCTGCCACGTCCTCCGGAATTTCTCCGATATAATCCTTCGGAATTACATAGGGATCTGCCCCATCCCTCGGAATAAGAAATCTGTTTTTTGAAATGATAAACATCCTGTACCTCCCTTAAATTCCATCTACATACAATACAGTCTGATCGTAGAATACCTCTACCTCAGACACATTGGCCGCATATGCCGTGTCATAGCAGAACTGCTCTGTGTTCGGCCCTGTCATGGCACGGGTTAACGGTGCAAGTTCATCCATAGCGAGATAACGCTCTTTATTGCAGTACACTGCCATACGGTCCTTTTTACTGGCTCCTGCACCCTTACACCAGGATGTGGCGCCAATATACAGATCCACTCCGTTCTGCTTTGCCACATTGTTTTCCAGAAGGAAAGCAAGGATCGTCTTTTCTACCAGATCGCTCACTCTGGTGGTTGCCAGATAATTAAACTGTTCATACGGCATAATGATATGGTTCGGGATTGCATCCCGGTCATATTCTGCCGCCGCCCAGGCTGCCAGGATGGCCGTATTGATATCATCCAGAATCTGATCCGGCGTCTTACTCTTAAAGGTAGTGCCGCTGGCAGATCCTGTGGCTGCAGCACTGGTGATCGTAACATCCGCATTGTTTAACAGGCCGGTGGTTCCGTAACGTTTGAATCCTGCATATGTGTTTTCCTCCATATGCTTGTCATATGTCAGGCGCAGGCCGTCCCTAAGCAGGCTGTCCAGATTGCGGCCGGTCATATTGCCTCTCTGCATATCAATCCACATGACGCGGGTTCCCATGGCTACCATGTGGGACTTATACATCCCCTTCTCAAAATTCGCCTGGATCATGGGGATACCGTTCGCACCTCCGGCGTGATGCAGATTATCGCCAGAGCCTCCGGCAGTGCCGTATCCTACCTGCATAGCGCTGACAAATTCAGCCCAGCCTCCTCCCACTCTCATAGGAATATCACGGGCGTATGTAACGCTGGTCAGCGGTGTTCTCACTAACGTATCTCTTTTTTCCAGCTCTGATGTTAAAAATGCCTGTCCGGAAGCAATCCCGGCGGCATCCATTGTCATGCGAGCAGCGTTTCCGCCAGTGGCACTCCCACCAGCGCCCCGTGCTACCTGCATGCCTAAATCCATTGTACCTACATTCTGAAATACCATTTTGATCCTCCTTATGCGTTAATCATTGTCAGGATACTCAGTTCAGCCACGCCGTTTGCATCAGCGTTTCCTCTCCACTGAGCATTTGTCAATTCTACAGTATTTTCACTGTCTGCCTCTGCCTCAAATCCCCCTACCAAAGCCTTTGGATGACTTCTGTTTGCTTTAGTACGGACATATACCTTTCCTCTGATAGCCGGGGTTCCTTTCTGGCAGATTACGTTGATCCGACCACGCTTTAATACAGGCACAGCCTCTCCTGGCTGATATCCTCCGGCGTTCTGGTTCAGATAATCCGTAGCGGATTTAATCTCTCTGGCTGCCACACCCACAAACTGATCTGCGGTGCTGCTGCCGCCGAAGGGAACCACTGCACCAGCTGTCCCATAAACTACAGCCTGTCCGAATACTACTGCGGCATCTCCCTCCAGAGGATGGGAATCCACGATCATATCCGGCTGTCTGGAATAACTTCCGGCGTATCCGTGCGGCATTGTTTTTCCGATTGTCTGTCCTCTCATTCCTGTGTACCTCCATTCTTATGCGGATTCATTTTGTCATAAGCGCTCTGCAGCCTGCTTAAATCTGCATCAGGCTTATGATCCGCTGCATTCTGTGCATTATGCTGGGCTGCCTTCATAAGCTTTGCAATATCCCCGTCAGCTCCGGATCCTGTTACGCAGGCGATCAGGGCATCCGATACCGCCTTGCGCTCCTTTTCATCTTTGATCGCAGCTACAGCAGGCCTTGCAGCCTTTAAAAGAGCAGCGGCCAAAGCCTTGTCCACTGTAGGGGCCTGTTCACCGCTTCCCTCTGCCGGAACTACTTTGGCTTCCTTCTTTTCCTCTTTTTCTTCCTCTTTCCCCTCCAGCTTCCGGATAGCTGCATCCATCGGATCCTCTTCTGGTTTTTCCTTTGCAGCTTCATCAAACAGGTTTAATAATCTGTCGATTTTCTGATCCAGAGCCGTTAAAAAAGCGGAATCCTGTACCGTCTGAGCGGTACCCTCTTTTTCCTCTTTGCCTGGCTCTGTTCCATCACCGCCGCCGGAAGAGTCCTCTTCCTCAAATGCATCTGCCGCATCCATAGCCAGCTGTTCAATTTCCTCCGGGCTTTTATCCTTTACGGCCTGCCCGAAGAGTTTGAAAAATAACCCATTCTTTTTCATAGCTTTCCTTTCCGGCTTCTCAGCCTGTTCTTTTTTTAATGTATCTGAATCTAAAATTGCGGCCCGCTTCCCGGCTCTTCCCCGGTTTACGACCGCAATGTGATTCCCTCTTATATTCTTTTGGCAGAATGCTCCGGAACCGTCCGAAACATATTCGCACTCATACCCGCAGCTGATCTCCCTCTTCCCCTGCTGGATCGCATCAATCAGGCTTCGGTCATGGATATGCAGGTCTGCAATTACATAACCTTCCCATTCGTCAGTCCCTTTCCTGATATTCTGAGCATGACCCTTTTCGTACATGCTCACAGTATCCGGGGTAAGAAGCTCCGGCGGATGATCGTCCGTTGTCGGTTTCCCTTCAAAACTTGCCAGAGCAGCCTCAGAAAATACTTCCTCAGGTGGCCGATGAACGATTACCACCTTTTCTGCATCAGCACCAGAAAGTCCCAGCTCCCGCCCCAGATACTCCTGGTCTCCAGTCCGGGCAATCGGAACATTTCTGCAAATCAAAAAGCCCTCTCCAGTTTCAATCTGATTGGGGCTTATGGTGTATCCGTAATATGCAAGCATCTCTCTGTTTCCTTTCCGCACTTCGTACACCGCCTCACATACCCGCCATAAGGGCCATAGCGGCGGCACCAGTGCTTTCTATACAGGTGCTCACATTCAGGATTCGCCCTGCAAAAGAACCGTTTCAGCCAGTTTAGAAATCTACTCATTGTGTACTCCTTCCTGTTGCGACGTCGCAACGCTAAAAATGGGTACAAAAAACCACCGGCCATTTCTGACTGGTGGTATTTCTCCTCAATTATTTTTGCTTATCTTAACTCTGTAGCAAAGTATACACTATAGCTCTCTCCGCTGTATTATAAGACCTCTTTTATATCTTCCTCTGCCAGCAACTCTCCGTTGCCATCTCCATACTTTATTCGGGCAACCATAACATCCGTATCATCTGTATCTGATTTATTGGCATATGTGAGCATCTCAAGTCTACATTTAACGCGCCTGCCATCTGCTAACAACAGCGTTAATACCTCTCCGCGTTCTCCCTTTTCAAATATCTTCTTTAAGTTTGGTGATATCTTAGCCCTGTACATAATCAAACCTCCTTTACCGGATGCAGGTGTACGCCCTTGCTGGAATAACGAATTGCAAAACGCTTTGTTTCTTCGTATCTTCCTTTTCCAAGGTTAAAGTACCTTCCAATCGGTTCTTTTGCGCTGATGTATTCAATAGGGTACTGCTGATTCTTACGGAATTCAAATTCTCCTGTCCCAGAATATTCATCCACCAGCTTCTGAACATCCACACTTTTATAGAACATATCTGGAGCTGTTCCTTTGGTTTCCAAATCAGAACGTACCTTTTGTCTCCACTTTTTAGTTCCCTGAATATGTTCCTGCTGTTTCACATTTCTTACAGCTATGTTTATAGATCCATCTTTTAATTTTTCTTTGAATTTGCGGGACTTTTCCAGATTTTCAACTTTTTTTCTAAGTACCTCAATTTTTTCACCTTCAGTATACTTCATTTTCTGGAACTTTGCAAAATCTTTCGGTACTTCCTCCCCTAAAACAGCCCTATATTCCTTATGCTGCCTCATATCCCGCAAAAGCCTCTGCCGGTTCCGCTCCTTCTCCCGATAAGCCTTGATCTGCTTCTTCGTCCGGGGATCCCGGTCAATAGGATTCTTTTCAGGATTGGAAAAATCCTTATCCTTCTGGATCTGCTTTTCTGTCTTTCCTATCGTTGTATATTTAACCAATGAATGAAGACAGTTAGGATGAATATTCAGGTAGGTATTCGTCAGATCATCCGCCCCATCCGGATCTACCTTCCCGAAAGCCAGAGACAACGGAGGATAGTCCGGGTTCATTCCGCTTTTACTGTACACTCTTCCCTCCAGAGCCGCGCATACCTTGCAGGTGCTTCCAACCTTCACGATCTGCCACAGATCGTAATCGTCAGCCGTAAGAAGGGCTGCCACCTGGGCCTGACGGGCTGTTGTGCGGACAGCCATGTTCCCATAGCTCTGCAAAGACCACTTTCGCCCCGCCTTATCCACAAAAGCGGTAATCCCCTTATTCTGCATCTCCTGTACCATGGCCTGACTGCTGTTGATCCATGGAGTTCCTGCTGCCTCCTTGCGCAATACCTTTTTAAGTGCTGTTTCCCGGAAGGGATCAGCCTCCAGTCTCGCAATCGTGTAGACCTTCCGTACGCTCTCATAAGCTGTTTCTGAGGCCTCTGTAAGCTCACCCAGAAGATTATCAGTCAACTGCTGTATAATAGCAATCCGGGGCGCTGAGAATGTCTCAGTCATCTTCCGGGCATTCGAGTAACCCGAAGCATCCTTATCCGAATGGTAGAATATCTTTTCTATCATCGTCGGGACATAGGCCCAGGACTGATCTATCATACTTTGCAGAATCTTCTGGACACGTTCCAGAGCAGCTACCTCAGCATAATCTACATGGCCCACCGACCGCTTACGGTTGATCACATTTATGATTTCCTGCTCTGTCCGCAAAAACAGCATACGCATATAAGCCGTTACATCTGCCCGATCTGGTAGAAGGATCTTCATCTGCCGTGTCATTCAAAATCCCCCTCATTGCCTGATGCTGGTTCCCGTGGAAGCTCTAAGCCCATCAGAGGATCCTGCATCGCTCTGGAACTGCTGTAAGTCTGACCTCTGCCCGCCTCGATGCTTTCGTCCGTGATTTTTCCAAACATTCCGGTTTCTTCGGTCAGTGTCTGGAGTTCCTGCTGTGCAGTAGCAGAATCGATCAGATCATTTTGGTATACCGCCAGAATTGCATTCGTTTTGCGTTCTGCAATCTCCGCAGTTTCCTTGGCATCTGGGGTCTGCATGGGTGGAAAATCAATCTCCAAATCATCCGGTATCTGTCCCCAGGCCGATAATGCCATAATCGGCAGTAGTCTCTCAATGATAGCCCGGAAATCTGTTTCCCGCAGGCCGTCTATGTAATCATAATAATTACGCATATCAGATTCGCCAGTAGCATTCATCCCAGCAGGCGAGCGCCCGAAGAGCTTCGTGACCGGTGTTCTGGCTGCACCTGCCACATCCATCATCACTCTGTCATACACATCAGCAAGGCCGGTAAACGTATACTGGACATTGTGCATGGCGTCGCCCTTGTTGATGATGCGGGTTCCGAAGTTGCTTTCCATGATTGCCTGGGCCTGCATCAGGTTCCAGAACCTGCGCTGCATCTCTGTATTTGCCGTCCCCAGCAGCTGATCCAGTCCATCCGCTTCGAGATAGTTGACATTTGCCCGGAAAGTCAGCGCTGCAATATTACCGGATACATTGTCCCGCTTGACAACCTCGCTGTAAATCGCCTCCAGCTCCGACTCTCCCCAATACTGTTCAGCCACCTGTTCCAGCCACGGCAGCTCCCGCCCAATGAACCGGATCACCCTGCTGTGATGCACACGCACAGCCGTCTGGCCTGTAGTCTCATCCCGGATAATATAATAATCCGGCAGTCCAAAATCAGGATCGGACGGATCTGTTACCACATCACTTTCCGGATATACACCACTCCACCGGTCCAGAATCTGCAATCCCAGGAAGCTCCCGGGCATTATGCTGTCCAAATCCAGAGGCTGGGACATATCATTTTGTCCCCTGATAAGAATCACTCCAACTGCACCACCATACAGCCTCCCCCAGCACAAGCCTGTCAGCAATTTCTTTCGCAGCTGGGTGGTCCGTTCTAAGCGGGCCATCTGGTCGATATATTCCGGAGCGATACCCGATCTGATCTCATACCATTTTCGGATCATATCATTGGGGATTGTAGCTACGATGTTCTGAACAATCCAGTTATCCCGGTACAGACTGGTTAGGAGCTGGTAGTTCTGGGTCATACGGGTCAGGGGATATTCTGTCGCCTGCAAAAGATCCATGGTACCGAATCCAATCCGGGCCGCAGGATTAGAAAAGGCATCCATCGTAACTGTGGATGCCTGTGTTGTGTCTGCCCGTGTACGGCGGGTGTTTCTTCTCTTGGACATAATTATTTTCTCCCTCCATTAGCCTGTTCGGCTAATATCTGTTTCAATCTGTCCGCTATTTCCGAAGCGGATAAACCACTTTTTGTTTCAAGGCTCACCGTTATATCTGGAGACAGTATCCTGGATTCCTGCCCCGCATTATCAGAAGCAGGCCGAAGAATCTCCAATGCCTCGCTGTCCCCGCACCGGGAGTATGTAATCCGTTCATATCCATATGGAATATCCTTCTTCTCTTCTTTATTCATGATGCTATCCTCCATTTTGGTAGTTTTGTCTTACAGTAATACCGTAGGGCGTCCGGCCCATGGTCCTGCTGTTTCACCGGCTTTTCCTCTCCGCGTTCTGCCGCCTTATCATCCCACACATAAGACTGCATTTCCCCAGTCAGCCCCCTGCATTTACGGTTGATCCTGATGCTACGCTTAGCCAGAAGAGTGGATACGATCCGAATGCCATCTATTACCTCGTTATCTGCCAGCTTCACATAATAGCCACGCCCCTGCAGCTCGGCTATAAAAGACGCGGCAGAGGGATCCACAATGATCTCGCACTGTTCCTCTGGCCTGTTCCCCATGAACTCTGCCATATCATCTGCATACTGGGAGTCTGTTCTCTGTGGGTTAGGGCTGCGCCTGGCCTCTTCTGATCGGCTGTCCCAACGATATTCCCGATCAACCCACAATGTCTGTCCATCGTCCCAGATATCCAAAAATACACAGGGGTTCGTGGTGCCATAGTCCACTGCAATACCCCGAACCGCTGTGCTTTTCAGCGCCACCGGGCGTTGATCGTCCGTGTACAGATTATCATCTGTAAACATGGTATAAATCAGGCCCTCAGCGGCTTTCCATAGCCCCTTGATATACCGCAGGTAGAAAACGCCGACATACATACTGCGGTATCTGGCCTTAGTCTTCTCAGACAAAGACAGGTTATCATCCATTGTAAAATGCAGATAAAGAAGCTTTTTATCTCTGCGCTTGTCAATCCAATTTACTTTGAACCAGTGCACAGGGCCCGCTGGATTGCAGTTAAACCACATCTTAGAGCCTTCCACCGAAAGACGTCCTGTTGCCTGGTTCACAAATGATTCCGGCATCAATGCCACCTCATCAAAGAAGGCACCTGCTGCCGTAATACCTTGAACCAGATCCTGGGATCCTTCATCTTTTCCACCGAATATGAAAAAATAATTTGTCTTACCTTTCCTGGTAACTTCCAGCATGTTGGGAAGATCTCCAGAGATATGGTAAATCCACTTATATCCCCGACTGGTAAGCATAAGCTTCAGATTCTGCAATACATTACGCTTAAAAGAGCTGATGGTCTTTCCGGCCATGATGAAGTTTTCTCCGTCAAACCGTTCCATAGCCCACATTACATAAGACAATGACATGCTTACAGTCTTTCCGGATCGGATAGCTCCGTCTGCTATAATCCCTTCCGCGTCCTTTACCGGACTTGAATCAGCCCACCAGGTAAATACCTGGCGCTGCTTACGGGAGAATTTCTGAAATTTAAATATCGGTCGTTTCCTCTTCATCGTCTGCGTTCTCCGCTTCTTCTGTAAAATCAGACCAGTCTTCATCGGCAGCATCATTGAATGCCTGAAGGAATCCATCGTCTTCCGGTTCTTCCTCAACATCCTGTCCAGTATTTGCCTTGGCTGCTGCCGTTCGTATCTTCTGCTCCTCCAAGTCCGCTTCTGACTTTGTGGTCTGTCCTAAGGTGTCGCGGATAGCAATATAAGCTTTTACATCTCCCGCCAGAGCCTCCCGGATAATGGCTGCGTTGACGGCTGATTCCAAGGTGCTGTCCAGTCCTAATGCCTCCAGCAGCGGCGTCCATTCTGGATTGTCTATTTCGGCCGTGAGAAGGGCATTCAATATCTTCCGAAAGTCGGCCTTCCTACGCCGTGATTCGCCGGATGCTTTTCCTCCTCTGCGTCCATATTCTCGAGCTTCGCTCGGGCTTAAACGTCTTAAGTTACCATTGTTTGCCATCACCTCACCTTCCTATCTGACTGTATTTCTGAAATCAAAAAAGGCAGCTAAGGCCACCTCTCGTTCGTGTTTGTTTTTTATGTATAGAAAAAAGAGCCGCACGGTGACGGCTCTGATGACTCTGTTAAACACTATATATAATGAACTCGGGCATTACTCGTCTACTTTTGATATGCGTTTTATCAAATCAATATCCTGCGGAAACAACTTATCTATCGTATAATTGATGTTAAACGGTATCAAAGATAAACCAAATGCAATGAAAAAATTTACCATCCATAATATTTCTTCAAATAATCTTTTATTGCTTGCTTATCCGAGATATTAGATTTGTCAATAATTTCTATCAGTGCATTCATCAAATGGCTCTTATTCCCCCTATCTTTTAATAATACAGCCAATATATAATCAATTCGAACCTCATTTGCAATATCTATAGTTGTTTTTTCTAACGATGCAACTTTCTCACATTTGTTTTTGATTTCATTAATTTTAATACATTCACCAATCAATGCAATTATATAAAAAAGATTAAAGAAAAAATGATAACAAACTATTATAAAGCAAACTATAAACGAATATTTTCCTATTACTGGAGCTTCGCTTAAC